ACATGATCCTGGGCACCACCGCCGCCGCCAACCTGCGGGGCATCCAGGCTGGCCTGTTCCGCGCGAATGAGGCGGGCACCGACTCCCTGCTGCGCCAGGGCACCATCGGCATGCTGGAGGGCTTCAATGTCGGCGTCTCCGCTGCCGTGACCACCCACACCAAGGGCACGGGCGCTTCCTACGTCACCTCCGGCTCGACTGCCGCCGGTGTGTCTGACATCGCGCTGGTGACTGGCACCGGCACCGTACTCGCGGGTGACGTGGTGACCTTCGCCGCGGATTCCACCAACAAGTACGTGGTCGGGACCGGCGTGGCCGCCCCTGGCACGATCAGCCTCAACAAGCCCGGCGCGCTGGTCACCATCGCCACCGCCAACGCGCTCACGGTCGGCAACACCTACACCGGCAACATGGTCTTCGAGCGCAACGCGATCAAGCTTCTCGCGCGGTCCCCGGCCATGCCCGAAGGCGGCGACGATGCCGACGATGTCATCTACATCACCGATCCCGTCTCTGGCCTGACCTTCCAGATCGCCATGTACCGCCTCTATCGTCGCGTGAAGTACGAGGTCGGTCTGGCTTGGGGCGTCAAGGCGCTCAAGACCGAGTTCATCGCCACCCTGCTGGGTTAACCAGTGGGCCGGCCTCGGAAGATCTCAACGGCTCCCGTCTCGCCTCAGGGTGAGCCGGGGGCGGTTGAGTTCATCGAACTGGAGAAAGCAGGCGAAACCATCCTGGTCCACCCCTCGTGTGTCAAGGCACACGAAGGCGCGGGCTGGTCAAAGCCGGAGTGATCCATGGCCCTGGTGACCACCTCCGGAAGCGCGAGCGCGGACAGCTACGCCAGCCAGGCGGAGGCCACGGCCTACCTCGCCATCCGGACCACGGCCACCACCTGGACGGCGTTGACTTCCGACACCATGGACAACTACCTCCGCTGGGCAGCTGTGGTGCTGGACACCATGGACTGGCGCGGCGCCCGCACCGCTAAGACTCAGGCTCTGGCCTGGCCTCGCGCGGCAGTGGAGGACCGTGATGGCTATGCCATCAGCACCACCGCCATTCCCACCTGGCTCAAGCGCGCTCAGGCGGAGATGGCCTTTCAACTGGTCAGCAACGACTGGACGCAAGGCCAGGGCCCGACCTACGCGCGGCGCGTGAAGGTTGGGAGCCTGGAGGTCGAGGGGGAGACTCACAAGAAGCTACCCTCCGCTGTCCTGGCCCTGGTCCGCCCCTATCTGCGCTCTGTCCCCGGCGTGATCGTCCCGCTGGTGCGCGGATGAGTTTCTACGGCTCCCTGGCGGCCACGGCGGCGAATGTCCTGCGGGGCTACGGCAACGCCGTGTCCTCAGTCCTTGCCCGCACCACCCCCGGCGAGTACGACAGCAGCAGCCTCAGCACGGGGGCGGGGACGGTTTTGACCGCCGCCGTGGATGCCTTCCTGGAGTCCTCCAGCCTTCAAACCCTCGGCTCCAAGTTCGGGGAGTCCATGGTCCGCGAGTCGGACGCCATAGCCACCCTCTCCGCTCAGGGCCTGCCCTTCATCCCGGACGCCGGGGACACCCTGACGACCTCGGACGGCACGGTCTGGACGGTGAAGGCTGTGCGGGCGACGCCTGCCGGGCCCAACCCTGTGCTGTTGGAAGTGCTGGTGCGGCGATGAGGGGAGCACTTCTGATCAACCTCCCCGATCCGGTGCGAGAGCGCCTGGACCGGGTTGCGGATTACTACGGCATCCCGGCTGACCTCCTTGCCCAGAAGTGGATCGTGGATGTCACCAATGGGGCCTACCAAAGCGAAGTCCTGAGCCTGCAGAAGGCAGAGAACGAGGCCCAATCATGAGCTTCGCCTCTGACCTCGCATCCTTCCGGCGAAAGACCGGGCTGAAGATGGATCTCGTCTGCCGCAAGGTGGTCTTCGAGTTGAACCGGGACATCATCCTGGCGACCCCCGTGGACACCGGCCACGCCCGCGCGAACTGGCAGATCGGCATTTCCGTTGCGCCCACGGGTGAGATCCAGGGCACGGACAAGTCCGGCGGCTCGACCATCGCCGCGGCTCTGCCCACGGTCCAGCAGTTCGGCGCCGGCAAGGTGGCCTATCTGGCGAACAACGCGCCGTACATCACGCAGCTTGAGTACGGCTCTTCCAAGCAGGCCCCCGCCGGCATGGCCCGCATCGCCGTGGCGAAGTGGCAGGCCGTGGTGGACAAGGCCGTCCGGAGCGTCCAGTGACCGCTCCATGGACCCTCTCTGCCGTCGCGCTCGAAAAGCGCACGGACACGCTCAAGCCGGCGCTACCTGTGGCGCGTCCCGGCGTGGCCTACCAGCCCACGGCCAACACCCCCCATCTGCGCACCGCCCTCCTGGCCGCCGGGTCCGACATGGCCTCCATCGGCGAGGACGGAACCACGCGCCACCGGGGCATCTACCAGTTGTCCGTGGTCTATCCCTCCGGCAAAGGGGTGGGCGCCCTGCTGACCAAGGCGGACGCCGTTGCCAACCACTTCAGCCGCCAGCGCCTCACGGAAGGCGCAGTGGCCGTGCAGTGCGAGGTCCCGCAACTGGGGCCCGTCATTTATGAAGCCGACTGGGTTTCCGTGCCCGTCTCCGTCCCCTTTTTCGTCACCGTCTAGGAGTTCGCCATGACCATCGGAGTCGGTTCCGCCACGCAACTTGGTCGCATCACCGAAGTCACCTGGGGCACCACGCCCGCCACGCCCACCGGCATCCTCACCCGGTACACGGGCCTGACCCTCAACCCGTCCAAGGACATCTTCGAGTCCAAGGAGATCCGGTCCGACCGTCAGACCTCCGATCTCCGCCACGGCATCCTCATGGGTGTGGGCGATGTGGACGTGGAGCACTCCAACGCGGCCTACGACGATTTCCTGGAATCCGGCATGTTCGGAGCCTGGGCCACGGATGTCCTGAAGATCGGCTCCACTCGGAAGAGCTTCACCCTGGAGGTGGGTCACACCGGGATCGCCCAGTACGTGCTGTTCACGGGCGCGGTGGTGGACAAGTTCTCCGTCAGTTTCAAGCCCGGCGAGATCGTCACCGGCAAATTCAGCTTCAAGGCCCAGGATTGCGACATCGCGGGCACCACGGCCTGGAGCTCCACCACGGCGGCGGCCACCGGGACGCCCTACGACACCTTCACCGGCACCATCACGGAGGGCGGCGGCTCCATCGGCATCGTGACCGCGCTGGACTTCACGGTGGACAACCAGCTGGAAGAGGCCAAGGTCATCGGCTCCGCCAGCTTGTACGACCTCAGCCCACAGCGCGCCAAGGTGACCGGCACCCTCTCGGCGTTCTTCGAGAACGCCACGCTGATGAACAAGTTCCTGGACGAGACGGCTTCGAGCCTCACGGTCCAGGCCGCCGCCGGCACGAAGTCCCTCACCTTCAGTTTCGCCAACATCAAGTACACGGGCGGCAAGGTGGACGTGAACAAGGAAGGCCTGCTGGTCGTGGATATGCCGTTTGTCGCGCTGTACCACGCGACGGATACGGCTTTGAAGATCACGCGGGACAACACCTGATCTAACCCTTTCGGAGAAGCCACATGGCATTCGATCTGCGATCCATCGCGCCCAGGGACACCATCACCCTCGACCTGGAGCACCCCTCCACCGGGGAGCCCTTGGGCGCGTCCATCACCCTCGCCGGCCCGTCCCATCCCGAGACGCTCAAGGCTGGCCGGGAGGCCCTGGACAAGCAGCTCAAGAAGGGCGACAAGGCCTTTCAGGGGCTGTCCAGCACCGGGATCGAGCGGGACATGGCAAACGCCCTGGCCGCCCGGACCCTGGGCTGGAAGGGCATGACGGACGGGGATGCGGAGATCCCCTTCAGCCGGGACAAGGCCGTGGAAATCTACCTCGACCCCGAACTGCGCTGGCTCCGTGACCAGGTGGACGCCGCGCTCCGGGACAACGCCCGTTTTTTCGCGCACTGACGGAGGCCGCCGTGGCCGCTGCTGAGCATGTGTTCCGCCTGGACCGGCCTGGGAAGGCCGGCTCCCCGCGGTCGCATCTGCTGCAGGTCGAGAAGGCCACGGGCATCCGCCCCGCAGGGCTGGACGGTCCGCCCATGCCGGATGAGGCCGCGCACGTCTTCGGCTGGTTCATGGAGTGCAGCACGGGCCGGGGCGGAAACAAGGGGCTGGCCTTCTCAGACATCAAGGCCTATTGCGACCTGACGGGCACGGTCATGTGGCCCGAAGAGGTCCGAATGCTGAAGGCCTTCGACATGACGTTTCTGCGGGTGATGAACGAAAAGGGGTCATGACGTGGCTGCCGACCTCGCAAACCTGAAGATCCGAGTGGACGCCATTGAGGCGTCCAATGCCACGCGCGAGCTGGACAAGATGACGGCGGCGGGGGCGAAGGCAGAGAAGAGTGCCGGCGCGCTGTCCGGGGCCTTTGGCGCGCTCGCGGGGGTCCTCGCGGTCCTCGGGGTGACGAAGGCCGTGGAAAGCTCGATCATGCTGGCCGCCCGGTACGAAACCCTGGGCGTGGTGATGGGCGTCCTGGGCAACAACGCAGGCTACACGCGGGCCCAAATGGACGAGTTTCAGAAGACCCTCCAGGACACCGGCATCAGCATGATCGCTGCCCGGGACTCCCTGAACATGATGGCGGCGGCCCAGCTTGACCTGGGCAAGGCCTCCCAGCTCGCCCGGGCGGCCCAAGACGCGGCGGTCATCGCAGGCATCAATTCCTCGGAGGCTTTCCAGCGCATGACGCGGGGCATCCAATCGGGTGAGCTCGAAATCCTCAAAACGATGGGGATCATGGTGTCCTGGGAGGACGGGTACAAGCGCCTGGCGCCCACCATCGGCAAGACGGTGGACACCCTCACGGCCCAGGAAAAGGCCCTGCTCCGTCAGCAGATCGTCCTGGACGATGCCGCCAAGAAGTCGGGGGCCTACGAGGCCTCCATGGGGACCGCTGGAAAGCAGATGCAGTCCATGAAGCGGTACGTGGAAGACCTCCAGGTCAAGTTCGGCACCCTCTTCCAGCCCGCGCTCACGGCGCTGGTTTTCGATCTGTCCAAGGGGATCAAGGATGTCAGCGAAGGGCTCTCGGAGTGGGCAGGGAAGAACGAAGGCTCCGTGCGCGAGTTCGTGGATTCCATCACCATCGCGGCCCGGGCTGCGGGCGATCTCGTGAAGGACATTGGACTGGTCGCCACCGCCACCGGAGAAGCTGGCGTGGAGAGCGGGTTTTTCGCCCGGACCCTCCAGATGGTGGCAATCATTTTGAACGGTCTAGATGCGACGGTCCGCGCGGTCGCGGGCACGTTCGCCCAGTTCACGGCCTGGACCATCAAGAACTTCACCACGCCGTTCATCGAAGCGGAAAACAGCCTTCGGCGCATGGCGAAGCTGACCCAGACGGATCTCCTGTTCAACATCGGCGCGGGCAAGATCCGCAAGCTGGACGCAGCCGCGACGGGGCTGGACCTGTTCGGGTCTGAGCAGGCCGATGTGGTCAGCAGCCGCTGGGAAAAGCTCATGCAGAGCCTGGAGACGGCGGGCGTCATCCCGAAGGTCAAGGTCGTGACGGACAACGTGAAGAAGGAGGCCGGCGCCCATGCTGAGGCTTCTGCGGAGGCCAAGCGCCACGCGGATGCCTTGGTCAAACTAGTGGAACGGTACCGGGAAGAGCGGGCGAATATCGGCATGAGCGCCGATGTAGTGGAGCGCCTGAAGGCCCAGAAGATGGGCGCGAACCAGGCCACGCTCGACTTCATCGTCGCCACCCAGAACGAGCGCAACGCCCTGGAAGCTGAGTCTGCGGCCATCAAGAAGCAGGTGGACCTCCGCCAGCAGATGTTCGAGAAGGCCCAGGAATACATCGACCTCCGGCCTGAGCGCCCCGAACTGCTCCCCTCCCAGCAGCGCACACTGGACGACGCCCGCAACCTCGGCCTCGACACGGAGACGCCGGAGGAAAGGACTGCGAGGGGCCTCAAGCACCTAGACGACATGCTCAACACCGGTGCCATCCCCACCCTGGAAGCCTACCGGCGCCGCTGGATTGAACTGCAGCGCTCCGCCGGCGGCTCCCTGGAAAACATCGCCCTGGTCATGCAGACCGTCACGGACCGCATGGGTCAGGCCTTCAGCAACTTCGTCACCACCGGCAAGATGCAGTTTAAGGAGCTGGTGTCGTCCATCCTGGCTGAGCTGGCCCGGCTCTACGCTCAGAAGGCCTTCGCCCAACTGCTGGAGATCGGCCTCGGTGCGTTCTTCTCCGCCGGTGGCAATTCCCTCGGCGGGGCAGGCGCAGGCAGCCAGACCGGCTCGGGCACAGGCCCCTTCAACGGCGACGGCTCCGGTATGAGCGGCGGCACGGGCTACGGCCTAGCCCCCGGCTCCACCCAAGAGGCCCCGCAGATCTCCACCACGATCACCGTCAACGTCCAGGAAGGCACCGCCAAGTCAGACACGCAGACCTCCGGGAAGGGCGGCGTGGATCTTGGTCGCCTGATTGACGCCAAGGTGCGCGGGGTCCTCATGGATGAAATGCGGCCCAACGGCCTCCTGAACCCCGGGAGGGCGTGATGGCTGACGTGACCCTGACCGTTTCTGTGGATGAGCGCTCTTCCAATCGGTTTGAAGCTAGGCAGCTGTCCTGCCAGTTCGGGGACGGCTACTCCCAGGACGCGCCGGACGGCATCAACAACGTGGTGGAGATCTGGGAGATCACCACGCCGCCGATGACCCACACGGCGATGAACACCCTCGTGGCCTCCCTGGTGAGCGCACAGAGCACCGGGGACCGGCTGGCCTGGACCGCACCCACCACGGGCGCTGCGGCCAAGCGCTGGCGCGTCCCTGAGAAGTGGGACCGGCGCTGGCTCTCCTACAACGTCGAAACCCTGACCTTCACCCTCCGAGAAGCGTTCTAACCCTTCAAGTGAGCCACCATGCCCGCTCCAACCTCAGATATTCAAAGCCTGACCCCAGGCGGGATCTGGACTGGCTTCGTGCTGGACGCCACAGGCATCGCCGGCGGCGCCGTGTCGCGCTTCTACGCGGGGACGGACGGGGCTGGCGGTGATGTCGTCTGGCAGGGCAACACCTACACGGCGTTCCCGGTCAAGGCGGAAGGGTTTGAGATCACCAGCAAGGGGACGCTACCCCGGCCCACCCTCACGATCTCCAACATCGGCGGTGTGATCGGCCTCCTGGTCCGGGACCTGGAGGATTTGGTCGGTGCCATCGTCACCCGCAAGCGGACCCTGATCCAGTACCTGGACGGCATGCCCGGCGCCGATCCCACCCAGGAGTTCGAGGATGATGTCTACCTCGTGGAGCGGAAGGTTTCCGAGGACAAGGAACAAATCGTCTTCGAGTTGGCCTCCGCCATGGACGTGCATGGGCTGCGTCTTCCGGCCCGGCTGATCCAGGCCACGGTCTGCACCTGGAATGACGCGGCGATCTGCACCTATTCCGTGGGCGGGGTCTGCGACAAGACCATTGAAGGCGCGGCGGGCTGCAAGTTCCACTGGGGCGCGGACGCGGACCTCCCGTTCGGCGGGTTCCCTGGCGCGGGACGGATTCGGTGACGCCGGAACTTCTGGCCACGGCAGTGGCCGACGCCCGGCTCTGCACCCCCCGGGAAGCCGCGGCTGTCCTCGTGGAGATCGCGGGCGCCCCCTGCTACTGGCCCTGCCAAAATCTCGCTGCTGGGAACGCTCACGTCAACTTCGCCCCCGTCTCCCTGGCGGCGGCTGAGGACGCCGGACGGCTGCTGGGCTACGTCCACAGCCACTCCGGCAGCACGGAGCCGTCCGGGACGGACCTGTCCAACTGCCAGGCCACGCAACTGCCGTGGTGGATCGTCAACCCGGCGGGCCGGTGGCGGCGGCTGGACCCTTCCTCTCGCCCCCTCTTGGGCCGCCAGTACGCCTTCGGGGTGGACGACTGCTGGAGCATCGTCCGGAACTGGTACGCCCAGAACCGGGCCCTGGCCCTGCCGGACTTCGTGCGGGAGCCGCACTTCTGGGAGAGCGGCTTCGAGCCGCACCTGGCACACATGGAGGCGGCGGGCTTCGTGCCGGTGGCCTTCGACTCGCTCCGGGAAGGGGACGCGCTGCTCTTCCGCATGGCCGCCAAGACGATCACCCATTGCGCGGTGTACCTGGGCGGCGGCTGGATGCTGCACCACGCAGAAGGCCACCTGTCCCGGCGTGAACTGCTGGACCGGAAGTGGATGAAGCGGTTGGCGGCGGTGGTCAGACACGGGAGTCCCTCATGATTCGGCTCAAGCTCGCAGGCGCGGCGCGCGCCCGGTTCGGCAAGGAATTTCGTCTGGCCGTCAACACCCCGGCCCAGGCCATCCACGCCTTGGTCGTCAGGCTGCCGGGCTTCCGCAAGTACCTGGAGGACCACTCCGAGCCCGGCTTCCACGTTCTCGTGGGGAAGCAGGACATTGGCGAGGACGAGCTGGGCCACCCGGCGGCGGGGAAGGTGGTGACGCTGGTTCCGGCGGTGGTGGCTGCATCCAATGGGTTGAGAGTCATCGTGGGCGCGATTTTGATCGTGGCCGGCGCGTACTTTGCGCAGCCGTGGCTCATGAACTTGGGCATCGGAATGGTGGTCGGCGGCGTCGCTGGCATGCTCACCAAGGCGCCTAGCTTCAACCCATCCGCCCTCGACAAAGGCCCCGCAGACACCCCCTCCTACGCCTTCGCCGGTCCGCACATGACCACGGGCCAGGGCAACTGCGTCCCGCTCGGCTATGGCCGCTGCAGGGTCGGCGGCGCCCTCGTCTCCGTGGGCATCTGCCCGGAGACTTGGACGAAGAACGGGCTGGGCGGGCAAGCGCCCGATGAGGTGGGCACCCGCGGGGGGGACGGTGACACCTCCGCATGGATCTGGGCCGTCGCGCCCGTGGCGGGGTGACGCATGATCAACTGGCCGATTGATGACGGCGGGTACGGCTCCGGAACAGGTGGAAGCGGCACCGGCACAGGCGCAGGGGCAGGCGGGGGCGGCGGGGTCGGCACCTATGACGCCAAGAACATCGAATTTGGCCGCATGCTGCTTGCCGTGTCTGAAGGCCAGATCCAGGGCCTTGTGGACGGGCTGAAGAGCGTCTACCTCAACGACACGGCCATTCAAAATGCGGACGACACCTTCAACATCAACGCCGTGTCCGTGGCCCTGGTCGCCGGGACGAATGACCAGGCGGTGATCCCCGGCTTTCCGGATGTGGAGTCCGAAGTCTCCGTGAATGTGGAGGTCGAGTACGGCACCCCCGTGACCAGGACCATCGCCACCACCGGCCTCTCCGCCGTCCGCGTCCGCATGGCGGTCCCGCAGCTGAAGGTGATCAGCAGCACGGACGGCAAGGAAAGCGGAACCTCCGTCCAGTTCAAGATCGAGCGTCAGCGCACCGGCTACAACGGCGGGGCCTATGAGGAAGTCCTGCTGGACCAGGATGGCATCATCTACGGCAAGTTCGGGTCGAAGTACACCAAGGCCTTCCGGATCGAACTGCCGGCCACCGGCACGGGCTCCTGGACCATCCGCGTGACGCGACTCACCGCTGCGGCTCCGGACGCCTACACCTTGAATGAAACGTGGTGGGACTCCTACACGGAGCTCACGGACGCCCGGCTGAAATACCCGAATACGGCGGCCCTGGCGGTCATGGTGGACGCCAAGCAGTTCCAGAATCTGCCCCAGGTTTCCACCCTCATGGATCTGAAGATCGTAAGCGTCCCCGCCAACTACACCCCCGCCACGCAAGATCCCGACACGGGCGTCTGGACAGCGGCTGTCTACGCCACCACCGGGGCCGGCACCACCGGGGGCATCTGGGACGGCACGTTCACGCCCCGCTTCACCCGGAACCCCGCGTGGCAGTTCCTGGATCTGGCGACCAACACACGCTACGGCGGCGGGACCTACCTGAGCCAGTCGGACATCGACGTGGACACCCTCTACGCCCTGTCTGTGCTGTGCGATGAGTTCGTGGACGATGGGCTGGGCGGGACGGAGCCGCGGTACTTCTGCGACATCTACATCCAGAGCCAGGAAGAGGCCATCAAGGTGCTGGACAACTTCGCGTCCGCCTTCCGGGGGATGCTCTACTGGGCCGGCGGGAAGATCACCGCCGTGATGGACCAGGACAGCGACCCCGTGACCCTCTACACGGCGGCCAACGTCAAGGACGGCAAGTTCACCTACCAGGGCTCCGGGCGGAAGGCGCGTCACACGGCGGCCATGGTCACCTGGAACGACCCGGCCGCCGGGTATCGCCAGGCCACGGAATACGTGGAAAGCTCCACCGGCATCGCCCGGTACGGCCTCAACGTGGCGAAGGTGGCGGGCTTCGGCATTTCCTCCCAGGGGCTGGCTCAGCGGTTCGGCCTGTGGACGATCCTGAGCGACCTCATGGCCCCCGAGACGGTCATGTTCACCGCCGGCATGTCCGGAGCCGTGTCCCGTGCAGGAGATGTGATCCAAATCATGGACCCGCACCGGGCGGGCCTCTCCCGCTTCGGTGGCCGCATCGTGTCCGCCACCACCACCGCCGTGACCATTGATTCCTCCGTCACCCTGGGCGGCGGGACCTACTACCTCAAATGCCAGATGCCGGACGGCACCCTGGAGAGCCGGACCGTCACCAACGGGGCGGGCGCGGCGACGGTCATCACCGTGGGCTCGGCGTTCTCCGCTGTCCCCCAGGATGTCTGGATCATCCAGGACGGCGCCACAGAAGTCCTGTACCGCGTCCTGTCCGTCCGCGAGTCCGGGCCCCTCGAATACGAGGTGACGGCGCTCTACCACGATCCCACCAAGTACGCCCTGGTGGACAACGGCGCGGCGGTGGTGGATGCCGGGTCGCCCACGGCCCTGGCCTTCAAGCCCGTGACCGCCCTGGCCGCGTCAGAAACCCTGCGCATCCAATCTGACAAGATCATCGTGGTGCTGACGGCCAACTGGCTTCCCCCGGTAGTGGCCACAGGGAGTCCCAATCCCATCGGCTACATCGCGGAGGCCTCGCGGTCCTACGGGCCCTGGATTCCGATGACGGTCAACGCCACCACGGCGGAGCTCCAGAATGTGGACCTCGGCCCCTACCGCGTCCGGGTGATCGCGCTTTATCCCAACGGCCAGAGCCCGGAGACGCTGGACAGCTACACAGTGCTGGGCAAGGCGGTCCCGCCGGAGGACGTGACGGGCTTCGTCGCCACGGTCCAGGGCGATGTCCTGGCCGCCACCTGGGACGCGGTTGGCGACCTGGATCTGGACCACTACATCATCAAGGTGCCGGGGGCGGGTGCGACGGACGCCATCAAGTGGACCGCCGGCACCGCCGTCACCGGCTGCGAGAACCTGAGCGTGACCGCCGTGGCCCTCGTGAGGCCCGCCACGGGCTCCTATGACTACTGGATCAAGGCGGTGGACACGAGCGGGAATGAATCCACCAATCCCACGAAGCTGACCATCGCCGTGAATGCACTGGACGACTATGTGACGCCCACGGAAAAGCGCGGGTGGAAGGCTGAAAGGGACGCCATTGTGGCCGGACAGGCGGACCTCGACGCGCGGGCGGCCGCAGTGTCCGTCTCGTCAACCACCTACGACACGGCGATCACGGACCTGGAAGCCTACCTCGACACCCTCACGGGCGCCCAGGGCTGGAGCGGGTCGGACTGGGCGCTCTACACGGCGGACTACTACCTGGGGAACGCCACGCCTGCGACCACGGGCGTCGCCCTCTACGGCAAGTTCCAGGATGTCTGGGAGGCCCGGGATGCACTGATTTCCGCCATCCTGGCGGCCACGGGGACCCCCTTCACGCCCACCGACACCTTCCGGCCGGCGATCTTCTGGGACCTGGGGGATGGGAGCGATGCGTCCTTTAGCTACACCGGCGGCTCCGCGGCCGACTCGTCCAGTCCCTATGCCAAGGCCTCCCGGAAGCTCACATGGAGCAGCGGCACACTCTACGCCCTCTCCCCGGACTTCAGCAGTTCGGCCTTCACGGGCAAGCAGGCGCGGGTGGTCATCGCCAGGGTGCGGCTCAATTCCGGGACCTGGGTGGGCAAGTGCCATTTCAAGGGCGTCTCCCCGGCCATCACCGTCAGCACGGCCAACAAGTGGAACCAGATCACCACCCCGCCCGTCGGCACCTGGACGGACGTGGCGTGGGACATGGCCTCCCTGAATGACTCGACCACGGACTACATCAACAACACTCGCATTGATCAGATCCAGTTGGAACTCATCAGCAGCGCCGGGAACATCGACGTGGACTGGGTGGCCGTGGGGACCTACGGCGCCGGCTCCAAGGCGGATTACGATCTCGCCGTCGCCCAGGCCGCCACCACGGCCATGCAGCTGGCGGACTTCACGAGCGCCGGCAAGATCATCGGCACGAAGATCACGGACGGCGCGGTCACCTCCAATTTGGTCGCCGCCAACGCCATCTTCGCCAAGCAGCTGGTCGTGGCGAACTTCGACAACCTGATCCCCAATCCGAACAGCGAACTGGACCTGACCTCCATGCCCTCCGGCGGCTGGGAAGGCATCGCCATCAGCAGCGCGGACAGCCGCACCGGATCGAAGTCGAGACTCGTCAGTTCCACCACCACCACCATCACCCCGTTCATCCCGGTGGCCGTTGGCGACCAGTATCTCTTCACCAGCTACGTCAAGGCCTCCAGCAGCTCCACGGTGAAGCTCGTCTACTACGCGGCGGATCAGACCACCGTAATCGCCACGCACACCGGCACGGCCAAGAGCGGCGGCGTCTGGACCGAGCAGAGCGTTCTGCAATCCACGGTCCCGGCGTCCGCCGTCTATATGATCGCCCGGCTGCAGGGCGGGGGCACGGCGTACTTCGATGACATGTACCTGCGCCAGATGGCCGCCTCCCCGCTCATCGTGGACGGGGGGGTCCAGGCCAACAACATCCTGGCCGGCGCGGTCCGCACCTACCACATCAGCGTGGGCCCGAATTACCAGTTCATCGCCAATGCCGGCGGTACGCCCCTGATGCTGAAGAATGACGGCACCTTCGCGGCCAACAACGACACGGGCTTCGTGGAAAACACCGGGGACGCGGCGACCTACATGGACGACCAGCGCATCTACCCGGCGGCCAAGACCAAGACCTTCGAGGCGCACTTCTCCGGTACCCAGGCCCGCGGCTTCCTCTTCAACATGAACACGGCCTTCGGCAGTGTGACCACCGGCCTGCGGGTCCTGCACACCGGCACATCCCTCACAGTCCATAAGGTGTCGGGTGCGGCTGGGAGAACCTACTCCGCGGCACTCACGCCCACCACTGGCAGCACCACCGTCAGCACCGCCGGGACCGGCAAGCTCACTGCCATCTATTCGGGCACCTCCGGGACCAGCGACACCCGGCGCCTGGTGCTGAAGCTGGACGGGGCGGAGGTCGCCACCTATTCGGACACAGCCATTGGCGCAACCTACCAGGGCCAGCAGAGCGGGTACGCCGGCCTCATCCTGGGCGACGCGGGCACCCGGCCCGGAGACGTGCGGGTGTGGGGCATCAACCTCGGCATCGGCTCCGTCACGATCCAGGACGGCGTGGTCACCGCCAACACCCTGGAAGCGGACCTGGCCCTGGTGAACGTGATCCGGTCCACCAACTATTCCGCGGGCTCCACGGGCGTCATCGGCACGGGCTTCAAGGTGTCCGGCACCGCCTTCTCCGTGACCGACTACGATGGCACCAGCCGTTCGATCCAGATGGAGATCGGCTCCGCGGCCCTGCTGGGCGGGGAGTATGTCGGCGGGGTCATCAACAAGATCAAGGGGAATTCAACCACCTACACCCGCGGCTCCCGTACCTGGACCTGTCCGGCGGGCGTGACGAAGGTAAGACTTCGCCTCATTGGCGCGGGTGGCGGCGGGGGCGGCGGTTCCACTGGCTTCGGGGGCGGCGGTGGCGGTGCGGGTGCCTGTATTGAGCGGACCATCACGGTGGTGCCCGGCACGGGTTATTCCTACTCTGTCGGAGCCGCCGGGACTGGCGGGGCTGCCGGCGCCAATGGCGTGGACGGCGCGGACACCACCTTTGGCAGCCACACCGGCAAGGGCGGCAAGAAGGGGCTCGTGGGCGGCACGGGCGGGGCCGGGGCCGATGCTGTGGGCTCCGGCGGCTCTCCCACAGTCACGGGGGCGGTGGCGGAAGGCTCCATTGGGGCCCAGCAAGAGCGCTTTGAGGTCGGCTGGCTCATCCCGGGGGCGGGCGGTGGTACGGCCCTCGGCACTTCCTTGGCTTCTGGTGACGGCGGGGCCTGCGACCTCTACTTGGGCGGCACCAGCAGCGCGGGCACCGGGGCCGGCAGCTGGGGTGGTGGCGGTGCGGCTTCGGGCTTTGGCGCGGGCGGCAATGGCGGCCAGCACACCACGCCCACGGCGGGATCTGCGGGCACGGGCTATGGTTCGGGCGGTGGCGGCGGCGCGTACAAGACCACGGGCGGGGCGACCTCCGCGGGTGGGGCGGGGGCAGGCGGGTACATTTCGATTGTCTGGTAGGAGAAGCACATGAGCCCACCCCGCCAGTCCGGAAAACGAAGGAATGGCCTCCTCATCGGGCCGGACGGCCTGACCTGGGCGGAGCGGGCGGAGAAGAAAAGGAAGGCGCGGGAGAAGGCGGAGAGGCGGGCGAAGAATCCAAAGCTCGGGGAAGTGGTGAAGGTCTACGAGTCCGACCCCGCCATGGAAGAGCGGCTAAGGCTGCTCAATCTGGAGGTCCAACGGCTGAAGAAGCTGGCCCTGGACACGGCAGTTGTCCGCGAGGAAATTTTCAAGCTGGCGAAGGCCACACCGGAGCCCCCGAGGTGGACACTGGAAGCCGGGAAGGGCGCGAAGAACTCCCCCGGCGTCCCCACCCTCTTCGCGTCCGACTGGCACTGGGGGGAGGTGGTGAATCCCCAGGAGATCGGGGGCGTGAATGAGTACAGCTTGAAGGTGGCCCACAGAAGGGCGCGCGCCCTGATTTCAAATGCCGTGGACCTCCTGAAGTGCCACATGGTGAACCCGAACTATCCCGGGATCGTGTTCGTCCTGGGCGGGGACATGGTGAGCGGGGACATTCACGACGAGCTCTCCCAGACCAACGAGACGCCCATCATGCCGGCCGTCCTGGACCTCTTCGGCGTGCTCATTACCTGCATCCGCACCCTCGCGGACGAGTTCGGCGAGGTCTTCCTCCCCTGTGTCACGGGCAACCATGGCCGCACGACCCACAAGATGCACGCCAAGCAGCGCGTCTATCTGAACTATGACTGGCTGCTCTACCGGATGCTCCAGGTGCATTTTGAGGAGGACTCCCGCGTCACCTTCGCCATTTCCGATGGGCCGGACCAGACCTTTAGGATCTATGGCCACACCTATCTCCTGACGCACGGGGATCAATTCCGTGGTGGCGACGGAATGATCGGCGCGCTGGGGCCCATCATCCGGGGCGACCATAAGAAGCGGTCCAGGAACGGTCAGATCGGCCAGGACTACGACACCCTCATCCTGGGCCACTGGCACCAGCTCATTCAGATGCAACGGCTGATCGTCAACGGCAGTTTGAAAGGCTATGACGAGTACGCCCACGCCGGCAACTTCGGCTTCGAGGCCCCGCGCCAGGCCCTTTGGATCACCCATCCGCAGCACGGCATCACCTTCCAGATGCCGGTGAATGTCGAGCCGGTGGCCAAGGTGGCCGCCTCGGTTCCCTGGGTCTCCATCCGGAAGTCAGCGTGAGGGGCGGCCATGGGATGGGGGATCGTGGAAAGCGAGGGTGGGGAGTTCGCCTACCACATCGTGCTGACCGGCGCCGATGGCGTGGGAAAGGTTCAATACGGGGCCAAGAACTTCGTGGCCGCCAAGGCACTCATGGACGCCATGCAGACCCACGAGCTGGTCAACGGCGGGATGTTTGTGGTGCCGGAAACGCCAAAGAAGGCGAAGCGCACCAGGGCTGCGGACAAGAGGTAGCAACTACTAAAACTAGTAGCAACTAGTACCAAATTAGTAGGTTGTTCACGCTCCGTGAACGGGCGTAGGAAGTGAACGCCCCGAGCGGGAAAGTTTGACGGCGACGGCGCCCCGTGGGGCGGGAATACGCGCGAGCGGGAAAGCCATTCCTGATTCATGAATCCCGAATGGACGCCCATTACCCGGGTAATGGGTAATACCTGGGTAATCGCCTCAGCACATGCGGTGATTGCCGGGAGCCAATGTGCGGATTTTGTGCGGAAACTCCAGGATTTACGGTGAAAATTCCAGAAACTTTCGCGCTTTTCGGCCCCTCCGCCCAGACGCCAAAAGGCCCGTAGACTCAGCATCCACGGGCCTTTTCACTGGAGCCGGCGGAGGGATTTGAACCCCCGACCTGCTGATTACGAATCGAGCGTTCTACCTGCCAGGGCTCAACACTGGCGGGGCCTAGCGCTGGTCCCTGGGGTCGCTGGGTGGATTTTGGGCGGAAGAATTGGCGAAACCGGCGGCCATGGCAAGCCGTCCCTGCGCCTCCGCCTGCGCCCCAGCCGCAACCTCCACATACCCCCGGGTGGTCCGGATGTCCGCATGCCCCAGCAGCTCCTGGATCACGGGCAGCGGCGTCCCCGTGGCGCTCAGCAGGGTGGCACAGGAGGCCCGGAGCCGGTGGATGCCCATGACGGGCAGGCCGGCGGCCTTGCAGCCCCGGGCGATGGCCTTGCGGAGCCAGCCCTGGGCGTGGCCGGGGAAGATGGGGCCCTCCCCCTTGATGGCCTCCAGGTAGGGCAGGACGAAGGGTGGCACCTGGACCGAGCGGCCCTTCCGCCCCTTGTCGAGTCCCACGAAATAGGTGGACCCCTGGAGCCAGTCCCAGCGCATCGTTAGGATCTCCCCTTCCCTTAGCCCCATGAACAGCGCGACCCGGATGGCCGCCTGGACGGAGGGGGGCCCCGTGTCAACGGCAGCGAGGAAGGCCGCCAGGTCCCCAACGCCCACCACGGGGCGCGGTCTTCGCTGGACCTTCAGGGGCTTGACCTGGAAGCCCTCCGCCCTCAGGTGGCCCAGGCGCCGGGCCCAATTCACGAAGAGCCTGAGGTAGCGCAGGGCGGCGTTGGCGGCGGCTGGGGAATGTGTTTCCAGGTAGTCGGACCGCCACGCCTCCACGCGGCTCGTCGTCAGGGCCGTCAGGGGCAGCTTCAGGAGTGAGGTGAGGGCGGTCCTGGCATGGCCAGCCGCCCGCAGGTGGGACGCACTGGCCGTCCTCGCGTGGCACTCCAGCCATGCGGTGACGGTGGCCGCCAGGGAGGGCGCAGGGCCCAGGCCCAGCGGCTGGAGGATGGCGTCCTTGCGGAGTTGGTCCTCGATGAGCTGGGCGGTGGCCTTGTCTCTCACCCTCGTGGAGCCACGGTGGTCCTGGCCGCCTACTTGGAAGCGGTAGTGCCACCAGGGGCCGCGTTTGGTGAGGGTCATATCACGCCGATTTTCGCACAGCTTTCAAAAACTCCCGATCCCGCGCCACCTGCAGCGCAGGCACCGGGGCCGCGAGGCCAAGCCAGACGGCGACGCGGGACCACTCGTAGAACTTGCGCTTGCCCACGGTCACAGACGGCATGGGTGGCTCCTGCTGCAGCGCCCGGATGATGGCCGCGTGGCTGAGGGGGCGGCCGGTCTCTTCACGGAATCGCTTCCGCAGCTGCTGCTGGGTTAGGAGGGTCACGTCCCCTCCCGGTCCAGGGCGGCGAGGGCGGTGCAACGGCGGCAACGCTCTCCGTAGCGGCCATAGTTCACCGAATGCTTGTCACAGCGGCATTCACCCTCCTTCAGCGCCTCCCCCAGCGTGTTCGCCAGGGCGCGGAGGGCGGTGATCTCTACTGCGGCAGCTTTGCGCTTGGCGATGACCTCCTCGGCGGGCAGCACCTCAAAGGAACCGTCCGCCTTGTACCAGCGGCAGGCGAGAGCGCGGAGAATGTCGAGCGGAGAAGGCATACCAGACATTCTCGCCTCGATAGCAGCCCAAGTTGGCTCAAACTCGGGCCAATCTTGCTCCACCACAACCGAATTAAACGGCACCCTACCATCCGCATCGCGGCACCTGTTGAGTTTTGAACTCAACGCCAGCAGGGTTTCCGTCTCTTCCGAAGAAAGGTACATCTCGGCATCCTTCCATTTCAGAACTAGATATCTGGCTTCGCGCTTGAAATCAGTCATGGCTTTGTCCCTTCATCACAGGTGGTGGATAGGAGGTACTGCGCTTTTAACCAACCCTCGTGCGCTTGACCGCCGGGGCTAAAGTCGCTGCTCCCACTCATCCAGATAATCAGTTCTTCCAGTTTTATTGATCGCGCAAGCACGGCGTCACGCTGGGCGGTGAGTCTCCCGATGTATTCCACGAACCCTACATCCTCGGGGCATACCGATGCCTCTCGTTCTTCCCACGCAGTTAGCTCCTCTCGCAGACGCGCTATCTCGGCGCGGCACTCGCCGTGCAGGTCCTCGGGTTCTTCATCGAAGCGGGTCACAGAATCCCCTCCTTCTTCGCCGCCTCGAACGCGGCGAGGGTGGTTCCATAGGGACAACTATTCCAATGCTCCCCATTCCGCATTTCGCACCAGTTGCACCCCCTCGTTTCTTGCCCTCGGTCAACATGCCTGTACATCGCGGATTCCAACTGCTCCCCCAGCGTGTTCGCCAGGGCGCGGAGCTTGTTGTATTCAATCCTGCTGATGCAAACCATGTCCCGCACGATGGGCATTGGGGGCGGATCGTATTTAAAATCGGGTTCACTCATTTCTACTCCTTATCCAGCAGCACGTTGGCTGCGGTGATGGCGCAATGGGAGCACTCCCCGCAGTTGCGCCCGTTGCAGTCGGTTCGGTAGCCCCTTACCAGCGCACCCCTCGTCATCCTCAGCGCAGCGCGGAGGGCGGTAACACGCTTCCCGCTAGCCCACTCCTTGAGCAGCGCGTCTTGCTTGCTGATCTGGGCGTCGGCGTCCTCTAGTTGGGCGCGGAGGGCGGTGATGGTGGCGTCCTTCTCCTTCAGTGATTCAATGGAATCCCACGGATTAGGGTTGTACCCCGGCATGCACTCGGGGCAATTGGGGTCGCGTCCTCCGCAATTACAGGGCATCACTCCCCGCCTTTCTGCGCCGTGCGATCCAGGGACTCAATGGCAGCCACGGCCAACGCAGCCACCTGGAGCAAGCGCCTGCGCCCCTTGTCCGCGCTTCCCATGCCGAACATCACGCGGGACCAACCGGCGTAGTCCTCGATCAGTTGGATGAAAAAGCGCGGGTCATGCGCGTCATCGTGTCCAGGGCCGCCCCACTTCGCATCCTGACGGATTCGTTCTGCTTCAAGTTCTCGCAGGATTCTGCGCTGGTTTAGCTCGTTCCGAAGATTCACGGGGTATTCATCGGGCATCATTGTTAGCCTCCCCGATCGTGTCGGCTTCGGGGGCGGTACTCCCTTCGGTATCTTGGTTGAGGATGGCGGGCTTGAAGAACTCCACGGGAATGTCCGCGTAAAGCGTCTGCGGGTAGTCATAGCCGTTTTTAAGGCCGGGCCTGAAAACAAGCCGCAACTCATTGGGCCTTCCGTCAGTGGTGCCCAAGGATGCTTTGAACCTCTCCCACGCCTCTTCCAGTACCTTCCGGTCGTGTTCGGCGAGCGAGGCGGCGGGGGGGATGCCGCAACTATCCGGGATTTCCGGAGAGTTTAGTTCGGCGTCAACCCCCGCCCGTTCCACATCGCACGAGAAGCACTCGCAATTCAGGGCGTGGGGGGCATCGTCCTTCAGTGAAGCGTAGGTCACCTCGTCACCGGATGGGGCGGCGAGGATCTCTGTCACGGTCATCACCCAGCTAATAAGCGCGGGCTCAACACCGCACTGGCGCGTGTATGAGTAGCAAGCCTGGCGCAGTCTGTCTCGGGTATCGTTGCTGACTTTCATCCCTTCTCTCCTTTGGTTGCTCATGCCGCCCTCCGCCCCCGATGCACCGCGCACCGCGTGATTCCCTCAACGGCCTCCCGCGAGCAGTCCACGCAGAGGCCCTTCGCCCGATGCGCCTCCCGCAGCTCCTGCCGCTGTTCCGAGCAGTAGCCGCAGATGGTCATGCCGGGCATGGCCTGGCGGGTGTTGCAGCCCAGGCAGACGCCCAGGCGGCGATGGATCGAGCGGAGCCGGGCCTGCCGAGCCCGCTGGAGCGCATTCACGCGCTCACGGCAGGGCTGGCAGCTCGTTAGGCCTTCCACTGCGGGGGTGCGCTGGCAGACCATGCAGAGGCCTGCGGCCTTGGCCGCTCGCCGTCTTTGCCGGTGGTAGGCGCGGGTGGTGTTTTGGTGGGACATTACGCCGCCACACACGCCGTGGACTCCACGCCGGCCAGGAAGGCGTCGCGCATGGGGTCGTGAAGTTCCTCGGCAAACTGCCCATCTGAAGCAATGCCGTTCACCTCACAGTATCTCTCGAACCACTGCTCAAACGGCGTGTCCCCGGCCAGCTCTGCTTTCGGCAGATCCTGGGCGGTGGCCTTCGCCTTGCCGCGCTTGTTTGCCTTGGCCAGCGCGTTCTTGAGCGTCTCCGGCGCGTTCTTGCCATGTTGGCGCACCACCTTGGCCGCTAATGAAGCTGAGACGCGGCCAGCGGCCACCATGCTCTGAACCTCCGCAGGGGCTGCGGACAGACCGAGCAGCTGATTGATGTAGCCAGCGGAATAGCCCGTCTTCGCGGCGATGGTGGCGGGCGTCCAATTGAAGGCCACGAGGCGCTTGCAGACGGCGGCCAGTTCCATGGGGCTCAGGGGTCGCCCGCTGTTGCGGGTGATCATGGACAGCACCCGGTCCGCGTCGTTGGCGGTCTTCGCCTCGACACGCACCGGGACCGCCTTGATCTCCACCCCTTCCGCCAGGAGCCGCTTCACGGCGGCCAGCCGGCAATGGCCGTTGGTCAGGACCACTTCCTCGTCCCGAAGATAGACCGTGAGCGGTTCTTGAACGCCGATCTCACGGATTGAAGCCGCGAGGGTTTGTATGTGTTGCTCCAGATCCTCACCCTCGGCCCGGACATTCCATCCTTCTTCCTCGTGAATGATCTCCGGGGCGATCATGTAGAGGTCTTTCCGGGTGCCCAGGTCTTGAAGTCGCATCGTCGTCTCCTAGAACAGCGGTTCCCCGCCAGCCACAGCCGCCGCATGAGCGTTGCCCACAGCCACCGGGAAGTCCGCGAGGTTGAGGTAGCCGCGATCGTTGGTCTCCAGCTTCAGCCAGAGGTCCACCTCGGCGAGGGCCGCCAGGAGGGCCTGATCATCCACCTGGCCCTTCGGCACGGGCAGGCCGGCGATCTCGTGCAGGCGGCACAGGTAGGCGTAGGAGCGCTTGGCCTGGCCTTCGGTGTTGAAGCCGAGCCAGTCATCGAAGGTCTGGCCGCTGGCATCGGCGTAGTTCACCACGATCTTGCCGTTGGACTGGACCATCTTGATCCCCGTCAGGCGCACCTTGTGGGTGCCCTCGGGGAGGGGGGTGGTGGACTCGGGGGCGGTGCTGCCGGGGAGGTTGAACATGGTGGTCTCCAAAAGGGGTTGGGCGGTCTAGGCCGCAGTGGTGGAAGTGGCGAGGTTGTCCAACGCCGCCATCAAGGCGCGGCGCTTGGTCGCGTCCGAAATGAGCGTGGTGAGGGGGCCGAGCTTGGCGCGGAGGAGGGTGTTCATCGTCACGCCCTCCAGGTAGTTGTGCGCGAGGCAGTACTGCTGGAGCTTGTCGATGGGCACCTTGTTCTTGATGCACAGGTCCGTCATTTCCGCGAACTCCGCGAGGGTGATGCGGCTGGAGGTTTCCGGCTCCAGGCTGTCCACGAAGGCGCTGGCCTCTTCACCGGGGGCGGCCTTCGCCGCCGTCACTTCCTCCTGGAGTCTCTGGAACTCCTGGGCGGCGGCCTTCTGGTAGTCCTTGTCGGGGATGGGGGGGGTGCGGGCAGCAAACACCGGAGGCGCCACTTCCTCCGCCACGGGCTCCCCGCCGCCGGCCAGCCATGCGGCCAGTTCCTTACCGGTGGCCGCCGTGATCGTCTCCAGCCGGCCCTCAAAGAGCCCGGTGCGGTCCTTGGACGCCTTCGCGTGGTGGTCCATGGCCAGTTCGAAGACCGTGAACAGCTCGTACTCGAAGCCGTCCCGCGCGACCGGCGCGAAGCCGACCTTGCGGATCGTGGTCTTACCGTTGGCGTCCTTGTCCTGCACATGGTCCTGCTTGGACCGCAGGCAGCAGATCACATGGAGCCGGGCGTTGCGGATGGCCGCCAGGAACTGCTCCCACTCCTTCGTGATGCTGCCCCAGTTGGCGTAGCTATTTCCGCCCCGGGCGTCCAGGGCCTCCTTCTTGGCCAGGAGCTCCGTCCAGGCATGCGAGGCGCTGTCGATCACGAGCGCCTGGTAGCCGGCCTGTTCCGCAGCCTCCAGGGCGGCCAGGAACTTCGCCACGAGGTAGGGCGGGTTCATGTCCAGGACATCGAAGTCCGTGAGGTTGGAGTAGGCGGAGGCGCTGCCGTTCTCCGTGTCGAGGAAGGCGATCTTGCCTTCGGGTCCCACGAGGCCCCGGGCGAGGTGCAGCGCGGCGGTGGTCTTGCCGCTGCCAGACGGGCCACTGATGCCCAGCTTCAGGGCGATCTTGGTGCGCGTGGCCTTCTTGAATTGGATGTTCATGGGAGGTCTCCTTGTACGGTTTGAAAATCGGCGTTTGAAACGGTTTGAAAGTCAGCCAACGACATTCCCAGGCCGCCAGGGCCAGCCGCGCCGGCCGACATCGCCGGGGCTGTGCGGGACGGGCAGGATGGTGATGGGGCCTTGTGTGAGCGCCACCATCAGGCGCCAGCGCCAGTAGGGGTCGCCCTTGGCGGCGAAGGCTTGGAGGGTGGGGATGGTCATGCGGACTCTTCAAATGGCAGCGCAGGGCCAGGGTCCAACCTGGGCTTCCGCTTGTATTTGATGGGGGGGGGCGCGTTGTTGTAGATGTCCCGCAGGCCGTCGAGCGTGAAGGGCGATCCACCCGCCGCGTTCCACGGCTTGGCGTAGCGCAGCCAGTCGGCCTCATTGAGCCCGTAGCGGTGGCGCATGACGGAGGCGACCTGGAGCGCGAGGGCCACGCCAATGTCGCCGCCAACACAGCGCCCGGCGTCGGTCATCATGTACCGCTCGGCTTGGATGAAGTTGGGAGCCGCGCTCATGCCGGATACCCAAAAGCCCGCGCCGCATACTGCGCCAGCGTTTCCTCCGGGCGAATGGTGGCGCTCACCAGCGGCCGGAGGGTGTTGGCTTCCGAACGATTCCTCCGAGCCGTCAGCACCGTGACGCAGCCGTGCATGGACTCCAGCAGGAGCGTGGCCGCTCTCTCCCACGCATCGTCCGGGGCGCCCTGCGGGTCGCGGCCCAGCATGTCCATGATCTGCGCGTGGTTGCCGGTGACAAGTTCCAGGGCGATGGTTTCGGTGTCGCGGGCGCGGGGGGTGCGGAGGTTCTTCACGCTGCCTTCCTCGCAGGCACTGCCGGTGGCGGAGGGGGCGGCAGGGGGCGGAGTGGGATGGGGCGTTTCATAGGACATTTGCTCTCCAGCGGACAGGCCGCGGCTGGGGCGCCGGGTGGCGCGGGGTGTAGGAGGGATGTTGGGGGGCAGGCCTAAGGCTTGGACTGGAACGGGGTGGCGAGGGTGACGGTGCCCGCGTACTCAGCCTCGCGGCCACAACGCCGCGCGATGTCCACTCGGCCGAGCGCGGTTTCCTTTGTGGCGTAGAAAGCGTTCACCAGTTGCCCATCAACGCGGATCTGGTGGCGCAGGATATGGGGGGTGAGGGGCATGGGTGGGGTCCTTGGGGGCGCCCTGTGTTGGGGCTTGAATTACATTCTATGGGTGCTGTTCCCATAGTCAAGGGGAAGTGTCGAAAAAAAAGGCCCCGGGGGTCCGGGGCGTGGAAAAGGGTGGAGTAGGGCTTGTTAGAAGTCGGTCTTCAGCCCCGCCACGTCAAAAGTGAACACCGGACTCCCGTTCCGGAAAGTGGGCACCTCGACCTGAAGGGTCTTGGCCTGCCTGAGCCTTTCCATGAATGCTGCCTCTGAGCTGATGAACATCACGGTGGTGGAGTGGTCAGACGGGCGGCTGACGGAGTAGATGGCGGTCTTCCCCTGGTCGAACCGGACGTTCACATGGGTGCCATCGTAGCCGAACAGGATCTGGCCGCGCTCAATCTCCACCATGATGTTCAGCCCCTGGTGATCCCGGCGCAGGACAAGGCTGGCGTGCTGGGGGCCACGGTATGGGAAGTCCAGTTCCACCGTGTTGAGGCTCCGGCTGATCGCGCTTTTCCTGGTGCCCCGGCCCATGGGGTCTTCGGCTTGGTCGTATTCCCAGGGTGAGGCAGCCTCCGCAGGCTTGGCCGCATAGGTGACACCCAGGTCCTTCACCTCGGGCCGGCGCTTGGGATCTGGGCCCACCTTCTTGACGACTAGGCCGACGCCGACGAGCCCCACCATGATCGAGCCGATGAAGATCAGGACCGGTGTACGTCCGTTCATCCCGTAGCCTCCAGGCAACCAAGCCTTGTTCTGGCAATCCTACCCGCGAGTCTGCGCTTAGGGCAGTCCGCCGGGGGGAACTCCTCATAGTGGCGCCAGAGGGCGGCCATAAGGGTGCCCACGCTGGCATTGGCGTGGTGCCGGACCCGATCATCAGGGATCAGCGCCCTGGCGGCCCAGGTGTCGGCCTCCGCCTCATGTTTGTCAGCCATGTAGTGGATGGGCCCGTGGTGCAGGCAGAGGTGCCCCAGCTCGTGCGCCAGGCCCCAGGCCCGGGCCAGGGTGCCGGTGTAGGCCGGGACGAAGATCACCAGCGGGCCGTCCAGGTCCCAGAGGCAGGCTGGGGCCTTGTATCTGCCCCAACTCACGGGAGTGCCGAGGTCGAGTGCCAGCTGCTCCAAATCATCAAGCGTCGGGTATCGTCGGCCATACCACGCGGGCTGCATTCGGACTCCGGGGTGACGTTCTATGGGGCGGCCATGATCCCGCTGCCCATGGGTGTCGTCAATCGAATCGAGGCTTCCGGATCTTGCCCCGGCTAACCAAATAATCGAGGGCCTTCAGGTATTCCAGGGCCTCCTCGTCCGTCACATCCTCGGGCTTCACCCGCTGGAAAAGCATGTTCATGACCGCTCGTTTGGCGGAACTCAGGTTGGACATGTTGTCTTGGTCAAGACCCGGGATCTGGCCGCCAGGATCGTCCAAGAAATCCAAGATGGACCGCTGAAACAGGGCGGAGGCCCGCTGGAGCACCTCAAGGGATGGCTTCACATCCGTCCGGTAGAGGTAATCCTTCAGTGTGGATTCCTTTAGGCCCAAGAGGACGGCAATTTCCCTCAGCAGCTTCCCGGAGGACTTCCGGTAGTCCGCCACGGCGACTTTGAACGCCTGCCTATGAGCCCACGAGTCCATGTGTGAATCATGGTGGGTACCCACAAAAAACACATCTGGGAACCCCTTGCATCCTATGGGCGTTGATCCCATACTTTGCCCATGGCCGACTTCAGGGGCAGGATCCCCAATATCCAAGCTCTGGCAAACGCGCTGAGCGCGGACTATTCGCATATTCATGCGGTTCTCCGTGGCGATACGCGCCCGGGGCACATCCTCGCCAAGCGGATCGAGTCCGCCACGGACGGCGCGATCAAGCGCTGGGAACTGCGCCCGGACATCTGGGAGCCGCCGACCGAGGGGCAGGACGCCGCATGACCTCACCCCTCGTCCTCCTCATCCTCGTCCACCCTCAGGGCCTCAGCCAGCAGACCGCGCGACACCAGCGCGACCAGCACCGGCAGGGGAATGAGGGGTTGGATGGGCGCACCTTCCCCCGCCCCGGAGTGAGCGCTGATACAATCTTCCACGTATGTGCCCCGCATGGGGACGCAGCCAGTGACGGTTTCGTGGGTGTTCGGGCCTGCGAGATTCGCAAACAGCTGGTGTGCTCTGGGCCGAATACCCGGACACATACACCCTTCTGCATGACCCAGACCCCGCACGCCGCTGCCCTTGGGCACGCTGCGGGGTCTTTCTATTTCCCCCGCCCCCGAGCCCGCGTGGCGACGGGCACGGTCTCCCGCGCGAAGGCGGTGAGCCGGACGGCACGGCCAGCCCTGGCGCTGGCGGGCGGGGAACTCTTCGCGCGTTTGGACCCCAGGGGTTGTGCCGGAACACACCTCCGGGCTGAGCGCGTGATTCAACTCACGCCCCAGGACGCCTCTGCGCCCAGCGCATGCGCCTTCTCCTGGGCATTCCTCAGCACGGGCACCTCTCCTGAGGGGCGTCTGGGAGGCCGCCGGCCCGTGCTGACCCTTTCTCTGTCCTCCCGTTGACCGCATGGAGCCTCCCACCATGAGTATCTCTCCCATCAACACGCAAGGCCATAGGCTGTCCCTTGCCTTGAAGCACCAGATGCGCGCCGAACTGGCCGCCAGCGGGACACCTCAGAAGTGCCTCGCCATCGAGGCGGGCGTGGACCCCGCGACCATCTGCCGGTGGCTCTCCGATGAGCATCACGAGGCCATGCCGGCCTGGATGCTCCCCATCTGGCGGCGCGAGGTGGGCTCGGAGGTGTTGGCCTATCTGGCGCGCCACTGCGGCCACCAGTTGGCGCCGGCGGAGCCCGTGGTGACGATCCCAGCGCTTCCCGCCCTCACAGGCTCCCTGAGTGCCCAAGCGGGCAAGCTGGTCCAGCAACTGATCCAGGCGCTTGAGGACGGCCGGTTGGACGCGCGGGAGTGTGCGGCGCTTCAGCCCGACCTCTTCCGGCTGCGGGCCACGCTGGACGGCATTGGTGGGCATTGCGGGGGTGCTCAGTGAACGCGCCCTCTTTCCTCCGTGCCCTCTTCAACCCCAACGCCACCCCCGAGCAGAAGGCCTGCGGCCACCTCCTGAGCTACCAAATGAAGGATGGCAAGCACTTCTGCGCGTCCTGCCGGCTGGTGTCTGATGTCGCCCTGCGGGATGGGGAGGACGCATGAACAACTGGCTCCTAGCCTTCATCTTCCAGTTGACCTCCTACCCCGGCAAGGTGCCGCCCCAGCCGACACGGGAGACGCCCGTGAAGCTGAACCGGATGGTGACCTCCTGGTACGGCCATCCCTACCACGGGCGGAAGACCGCAAGCGGTGAGGTCTTCGACATGAACGCCATGACCGCAGCCCACCCCTATCTGCCCTTCGGCACCCGGCTCCGCTGTTCCCTGGGCGGCCAGTCCGTGGTGGTGCGGATCACGGATCGGGGGCCGACGATTCCCGGCCGCGACCTCGACCTGAGCAGGGGCGCCGCTGCCGTGCTCGGCATGGTGGATGCCGGCGTCTTCATCGTTGATGTCGAAGTGGTGTCCTAATGCCCCGAGGCCAACAGCACCGCCCGAGACGCCCCTACAAGCCCACGGCCCCGCCGTCCGTCGCTTGGCTCTTCGCCACCATTGGAAGCGGCTTCTTCCTGGGCGCCTGCAGTGTCATCGCCTTTGTGCTGTGGCGGCTGAAGTGAGACACCAGCTCGCCCCCATCACCAACATGACCCCCATGACCATCATCCTCCCGGACGATGCCTGGGACGCGATCAGCAAGGAAGCCGAGGCCAAGCGAACCTCCCTGTCCGTCATCCTCTACACGGCTTGGCTGCGGGCCAGCAGGGAAGCGGCATGATGCCGGCCCCCAACGCCCGCCCGAATCCCCTGGATACGGCCCTGCGCCTGCTGGCCCTGGGGCTGTCCGTCATTCCCATCCGGGCCCGGGACAAAAAGCCCGCCATCCCCTCATGGATGCCCTACCAGCAGCGCCTGGCCACGGAGCAGGAGATCCGCACCTGGTTCGCCCGTGCCGACCTGAACGTCGGCATCGTCACGGGTGCCATTTCCAAAGTGGTGGTGGTGGACGCGGACAGCCCCGAGGCCGTGGCCTGGCTGTCCAGCAACCATCCCAGCCCCATGCGCACCAAGACCGGCAATGGCCGGCACTACTTCTTCCGGCACCCCGGGACGGACGTGCGCAACGGCACGAGGCTCCTGGGCATGCCCCTGGACGTGCGGGGGGACGGCGGCTATGTCGTGGCCCCGGGGTCCATCCATCCCAGCGGCGCGCTCTACCAGGAAGACGGGGCCTGGGACCCGACAGTCCTGCCCGTCTTCGAGCCGGCGTGGATTGGCGTCAAGGCCAAGCCGATCCAGCTGCCCAAGGTGCTGGCCTTCTCGGGCACCACGGACCTCGACCGGCGCGTGGCCCGCTACATGGACTCCACGCCACCGGCCATTGAAGGGCAGGGCGGGGACGCCCACACCTATCGCGTGGCCTGCAAGCTGATTCGCGGGTTCGCCCTCACGGAAGAGCAGGCGCTGGCGCACCTGCAGGGCTGGAACACCCGCTGCTCCCCCCCCTGGTCAGAGAAGGATCTGGCCGGCAAGCTGCGCAGCGCCCTGAAGTCCGGCACGGAGCCGATGGGCTACCTGCTGACCCAGCTGCCCGTGCTGGACAACGTCTGGCGTCCCCAGCCCATCCCGGCCTCCGAGGTCAGCGTGGACGAGGGCGGCGCTGGAACCTGGAGCGAACGGCTCCACAAGGACTCCAAGGGCCACATCAAGCCCACCCCGGGCAACCTCATGAAGATCCTCCGCCACGACCCCACATGGGGGCCGGCCCTGGCGCTCAACACCATGAGCCAAGACATCTTCTTTGAGGGCCAGCTGGTCGGCGATAGCTTCGTGGATCACGTCCAGGAGAAGCTTGAGGACCAGTTCGGCGGACTGCGCTGGGGGCGCGAGGACGTGGCGGCCAAGATCCGGGCCGTTGCCGAGTGCCACCCCTTCCACCCCGTGCGCTCCTGGCTGCTCTCCCTGCCGGACTGGGACAGCGTTCCCCGGCTGTCCGCGGTGCCCCAGGAGGTGCTGGGCATCCTCGAACCCCACATGGAGCCCGTCTACTTCACCCGCACCATGATCGCCGCCGTGCGCCGGGTCTTCGTGCCGGCCTGCCAGCTGCACACGGTCATGGTCCTCGGGGGCGCCCAGGGCATCGGCAAGTCCTCCTTCTGGCGGACCCTGGCCGGGGAGCAGTGGTTCGGGGACACCCCCCTGGACCTGGAGAACAAGGACGCCTATCAGGTGCTGAACCGGCGCTGGATCTATGAGCTCCCCGAGATCGACCACCTGACGAATACCCGGGCGGCCGAACGGATCAAGGCCTTCATCAGCAGTTCCGAGGACACCTATCGTCCGCCCTACGGCCGGACCGTGGGCGTCTTCCCCCGGACCTCCATCATCGTCGGCACCACCAACCGGGATCAGTACCACACGGACCCGACCGGCAGCCGGCGCTTCTGGTCCATCTCTGTCCCCGGGACCATCAACCTGCCCCTCCTGGCCCAGTGGCGGGACCAACTCTGGGCGGAGGCCCTGCACCTGCACCTGGCCGGCGACCCGCACTGGCTGGACGCCAGTCTGGAAGCCGAGCGGGAGATCCAGAGCGAGGCATTCGAGGCTGAGGACCCCTGGGAGGACCAGGTTGACACCGCCTTGACCGCCATCGCCGCCGCCCGCATGACCCGCCAGGGTGGGCTGAGCGACGGCGTGCGGGCTGCCGAGATCCTGTCCCAGATGGGCATCCTGGTGAACCAGCAGAACCGGGGCACCACGATGAAGCTGGCGGAGATCCTGAAGAAGAAGGGCTGGAGGCTGGCGTTCCCCAAGTTGGACGGGCGGACCCAGCGGGTCTGGGTGCCGACATGAGGCCACTTCCACGACCTCCACGACCTTTCCACGACCTAGTTCCACGACCTAGATGGGCCGTAGGACTAGCTTTCCACGACCTCCACGACTCTGGACCCCATTTCCCTAAAGTCTCCGCCACTTTTATTTTAACCCCTCTATATAGAGAAGGTCGTGGAGGTCGTGGAGGTAGTGGAAATGTAACAGTGGCGCGGGTTCCAGCTTCCACGACCTCGACCAGTTTCCACGACCTAGGTCGTGGAAGTGCTAGGAGTGCCCCATGACCCTCCAATCCTGGGCCAAGGTGTCCGCCAACATGGACCGGAAGGCGAGGGCGAGGAAGCGCTCCCTCTCCGTAACCGAGAAGGGCATTGAGCAGGCCATCCAGCAGGCGTTTCTGCGAACCCACGACATTCACCTGGCCAAGATGGACGCGGGAGGGGTAGGCCAGAAGGGCGTCCGGCTGATGCCCCCCGGCCTCTTCCCCGAGCTCCCCCCGCTGCCCTTCGGCTTGGAGCTCTGGGTGGGCATCCCCCCGGGGTTTCCGGATCTGATGGGGAGGGTGGGGGACGGGCAGTTCCTCTTCATCGAGGTCAAGAAGCCCGGCGGGCGGTTCCGGGAGGGGCAGAAGGCGTTTTTGGAGGGGGCGAGGGCTTCGGGCCACATCGCCTTCTCGGCGCGCTCCGTCGAGGAGGCTTTGGAGGCGTTCCGGGTGGCCATCGGGAGGGCGGCGTGACATGGCACTACGCGAGCTCCATCTCTTCGCCGGAGCCGGCGGCGGCATTCTCGGCGGACTCCTTTGCGGCCATGTGCCAGTCTGCGCCGTCGAGCTGGAAGCGTACCCTCGGGCTGTCCTGCTCCAGCGACAGCGGGACGGCCTGCTCCCCTGGTTCCCCGTCTGGGATGATGTCTGCACCTTCGACGGAAGAGATTGGCGCGGCCACGTCGATGTCGTCTGCGGGGGATTCCCCTGCCAAGACATTTCCTCAGCCGGAAAGGGCGCTGGAATCACCGGAGCCCGGTCTGGCCTCTGGTCTGAGTTCGCGCGAATCATTGGCGAGGTTCGACCCCGATTCGCGTTCGTGGAGAACAGCCCCAACCTTACTAGCCGAGGCCTCGACCGTGTTCTTGGGGACCTGGCCGCGCTGGGGTACGATGCGGAATGGTGTGTGCTGGGCGCTTGCGACGCCGGAGCGCCGCACAAGAGGGAACGGATCTGGATATTGGCCCACACCCGTAGCGGACGGGGACCGGACGACCAACTACGCCCAGGGCGGGACCTCGCTGGGGTTTGCGGTGAGGTCGTGGCGAACCCCCACAGCCCGCGACTGGAAGCAGCCAGGGGCAGTGGAACGGGCAGTGGAACGGGCAGTGGAACGGGCACAGCCGCTCTCGGAGGTGGTGGGGAATCCTCATGCACACCCGAAATATGCCACGCCTTCCACGGGCCGCGATCTCAGCAAGTGGGGTGGATCGGGCAGTCGGAAGAAGATGCTGGCACTACTTGGCCCGGAGGAGGTTTTTGGTGGCTCACTGAACCCCAACTGGGTCGAGTGGCTCATGGGGTGGCCCATCGGGTGGACCGACTTAAAGCCATTGGTAACGGCCAGGTGCCTCAGTGCGCTGCGCTCGCATGGCAAACACTCTGGAGCCGCCTGATATGAGCCAGAAGCGAACCCCCCCTCGCCAGCCCCTCCGCCCACCCTTCCCCCCGCCGGCCCCAGGACAGCCCTCCACGGGCGCCTATGCGCTGGTGCGGGTCTGCCTGAAGGAGGACTGTCCGCTGCCAGCGGTGTATAGGTGCCCCGATTGCGACTGGCCGGTGGACCCGCCTGTTTTGGGTGTGGCATGACCACCTGCCGCCACCTCTGGGCGCTCCGCGTGGACGCGATGACCGAGGCCCGGGTCTGCCGGATCTGTGGGGCCTTCCAGGAGGGCCCGTGTACGTCCCCGCCCTTCACCTGGGTCGAGGCCTGTCGGGTCGTCCAGGACATGCGCGAAGGCTGCGTCACGGTCGTCCTGTGCCCGGTGTGCCGGGCGTTTCATGTGGAGGTGAGGGGATGAAAAAGCCGGGCCCCCCTAAGGGAATTCACAAAGTGCCAAACAGTGGCGGTTCCCGCAAGGGCTGCCCCAACAAGAACACAAAGGCCCTGAAGGACATGATCCTCGGCGCGCTCTCTGAGGCCGGCGGCCAGAAGTGGCTTGAAGAGCAGATGCGAGTCAACCCCGTGGCCTTCATGACCCTGCTCGGGAAGGTTCTGCCCAGCACCCTGAACGTCGGCGACGCCAACGGTGATCCCTTCGTCCTCATCGTCCCCGCGGAGCCGAAGTAATGCCGACCGTGACCCTGACAAAGCCGCAGGGTCGCGTTTTTCATAGCAAGGCGCGGTTCAAGGTCGTTGTCGCCGGCCGCCGGTTCGGCAAGACCTTCCTGGCGCTGGCGCTCCTCCTGGCTGCCGCCCTGCTCCGGGCTGCGCGGGACCAGACCTTCTGGTACATCGCGCCCACCTACCGCCAGGCCAAGCAGATCGCCTGGAAGCAACTGAAGCGGATGATCCCGATGAGTTGGGTCGCCGCGGTGAACGAGACGGACCTGTCCGTGGAGTTCAAGAACGGCTGCGTCATCGCCCTCCGCGGCGCGGACAACTTTGACAGCCTCCGTGGTGTGGGCCTCGATGGCGTGGTGCTGGATGAGTTCGCGGACATGGACCCGGACGCCTGGTTCGAAGTGATTCGCGCGGCCCTGGCCGACAAGGCAGGCTGGGCCCTGTTCATCGGGACGCCCAAGGGGTTCAACCACTTTCACGAGCTCTGGACGAAGGCGCAGGATGCCCCCGGCTGGGAGGCCTGGCAGTTCACCACGGCCGATGGTGGGAACGTGCCCCCCGAGGAACTGGCAGCTGCCCAAGCAGAACTGGACGAGCGGACCTACCGCCAGGAGTTTCACGCCAGTTTTGAGACCCTGAGTGGCCGCTGCTACCAGAACTTCGAGCGGGCGCAGAACGTCCGGGCCGACATCGAAGACATCCTGGAGTTGCCCCTGCAGGTGGGGATGGATTTTAACGTGAACCCTATGAGCGCATGCTGCTCGGTCGCGCCCGGTGGCCAGCTTCACACCTTCCGGGAGATCGAGATCCCCAACGGGAACACGGACCTCATGGTGGCGGAACTGCTCCGGCGCTTCCCTGGCCGCCGGGTGATCGTCTACCCGGACCCGTCGGGTAACTCCCGGAAGACCTCCGCACCCGTGGGGCAGACCGACTTCAGCATCCTCAGGGCTGCAGGCTTCAAGGTGATTGCCCCTGAGAAGGCGCCCCTCGTGGTGGACCGGATCAACGAGGTGAATGCCGTCATGCGGAACGCCGGCGGGGAGGTCCGCGGATTCATCAACCCGCGGTGCAAGTCCCTCATCAAGGGCCTGGAAGGGCTCACCTACAAGGAAGGCACCTCGGAGCCCGACAAGTCCCTCGGTATTGACCACATGCCTGACGGCTATGGCTACAAGGTCCATTCCCTCTTCCCCATCATCAAACGCACCGCCACCGTCCACGGATTCCGCCTATGAGCCGCCTCGACGCCAAGCAGGTTCTCGCCGTGCACATCGCCTGCAGCCTGATTCGCGGCGGGCACACCCCAGAGGAAGCCGCACACGAGGCGGACCTGCGGCTGGACTTCGTGATCGAGGATCTGGTCCGGGCCGGCGCGCCCCTGGGCCGGTTCTTGCGCCAGATCCGGGTGTATGAGCTCCGGTGCCAGGGGCTGACCATGCAGACCATCGCGGACCGGATGGGGATCGCCCGGGAGACCGCGCATCGGGAGTACCGGGCGGAGATGCTGAGGAAGAGGAACTCAGCAGCCTAGCCACGGAGGGGGGCTGATGTGACGGCCCCCGTCACATAGCCCGCCCGACCCTAGCCCTGGGGGCCCACTACCCCATGGCCGATCCCTATTCGGCACACGCCAACCGCGAAACCTAAGGGCCCCCGCTTCTCAGTTGGGGTCCCTTGCTCACAGTCGAAACCATCTGCCATGCGCTCCCCGCAGACCCTGCGGGAGTCGCCGTGGCGTGGCCGCTGGTGTTGCAGGCCCTCGACCAGCAGGGCATCAACACCCTCCCCGCTCAGATCGCCGCGGCTGCAACCATCCAGGTTGAGGTCGGCAAGCGCTGGCAGCCGATCCGGGAGTTGGGGTCGAACAACTACTTCACCCGGATGTACGAGGGCCGGCAGGACCTGGGCAACACGGAGCCGGGTGACGGTGCGCGGTACTGCGGGCGGGGCTACATCCAGATCACGGGCCGGGCCAACTACCGCGAGTTCGGGCTGGAGGACAGCCCCGAGGACGCGCTGGGCGAAGGCGTGGCCGCTGGTGTGCTGGCCCTCTACTTCAGGCGCCGCAAGATTCCTCGGCTGGCTGCGGCTGGCGAGTGGATCCGGGTCCGCAAGGCCGTCAACGGCGGGACCAATGGGCTCCAAACATTCCTGGCAGCGGTTCGGGCGCTCTCTGCCAGCGCATCACCCAACCCGCCCGAAACCGGAGAATGACCATGTTCAAGAACATCACCTGGGGCGACCTTCTCAAGTCCAAGACCTTTTGGGGCGCCTTCGTCGCGCTCGTGTCTGAAGGCGTGAAGACCCTCGCGCCGGCCAATGCCACCGCCTTGCTGGTCGTCCAGCTTCTCTCGGGCCTCCTGGCGACCATCGGCCTGTACGACCGCATCAGCCCCTCCAAGTAGCACCATGCTTGCGGGCATCCTCGCCATCCTCACCTGGAAAATGCTGGGCTACACGGCGATTCTCGTCGCCGTGTTGGTCCGGCTTTCCGTGTGGAAGCGGCGGGCGGGTGCCGCGGACCAGGCTAGGGCGGAAGCGATCAGGGAGCGCGAGGCCGCCCTGGACCAGTTGCTCGAAATGGGGCGACAGGTCACCGAGTGGAGGGCCAAGGCGAACGCCCAGGCTGCTCGGGTGAACGCTGCCCAGCTTGAGGCGGCCCAGCTTCGCGCGGAGATCGAGTCGCGAGCCTTTGCGGTCCCGCCTGTGGCGGGCGATCCCATCGAATACCTGAGAGAGCAGGCCCAGAAATGAAGCGGCTGATGGCTCTTGCCTTTCTGGTCGGGTGTCATCGCCCCGTGCAGGTTGTGCCCGCTCCAGTCGCGGTGCCCTGTCCTGAGCCCCCCGTCCTCACATGGCCGCCCCTTCCGGTGGAGTCCATCCAGCCGGGCACCCCGGGAGGTGCGGTCGCCCAGGCGTACCTCGCATCCCTCTACATCCTCAAGGCCCGGCTGGCGGAAGCGCTGGCGCTGTTGAACGGGTACCGCACCGCCACCCCGCCCACCACGATCCCGCGCCCTGGAGGTCAGCCATGACGCCCGAGGAATGCCCTGCCAACCCTAGCCTCTGGAGGCAGGACGAGCCAAAGAAGACCCCCAAGGTCACCGTCTCCGACATGCTCAAAATGATTGGGATGCTGGGCGTCCTGGTCGCCGGCTGGTTCCGCATGGAAAGCCGGATCGAGCGCCAGGACGACAAAATCCGCGTGACCACGGAATCACTCAAGGCTGCAGATGAACAGCGGAAGAGCGAGCGGTCTGAGCTCCGGGAAGAGCTCAAGGACATCAAGGACAAGCTGGACCGTTTGATCGAAGGCCGGGTGCGCCGATGACTGGCCGATCCAACCTCGTCATTCCCACCGGGACCTCCTGGACCCGGACGATTACCTATCTCCAGGCGCCCACGGTGCTGACGGGCATCACCGCCACCGCACCCCAGGGCGAAATCACGGTCACCGTGGCGAATGCCAGCGGCTCCAGCGTGACCTTCACCGCCGGGGACTTCCTCTCCTTCCTGGGCGACCTGGCCGTCTACACCGTCGCCACGGGCGCGACCATTGCAAACGGGGCCTCTGGCTCCATCGTCCTGGATGGCGTGGGCTTCCCGCTGGCGCTGGCCGCCGCCGTGATCTCCCGGCTGTCCCCGGTGGACTTGAGCACCTATGAGGCCCGGATGCAGATCAGGGCTACGCCCTCTGCGTCGTCTTCAATTCTTTCCCTCACGAGCTCCCCGGCTGCAGGCCTGACGATTACTGGGGCGACCGGGGTTATCACCGCAGCCCTGACCTCGACCCAACTCACGGAAAGCACTCTGGACCTGTCCAGCATCACCGCACCCTATGGCTGGCTCGAAGAGGAACTGCCGGACGGGACGGTCATTCGCGGCTATGGGCCCCTGGCCTACTTCGACCTGGAGATCGTGGTGGGAAGCGCTGTCACGCGCGTCCTGCAGGGTCAGGTCTGCTTCGACCTGGGGACGACGCGATGAGCGACAAGACGGTAGTGAAGAGCGTCCCCGTGGTGCGGGTGGTGGGACTGTCGGCTCAGGGTGTGCAAGGTGTTCAAGGCGCGCAGGGGGTGCAAGGGGCAGGTTCTCAGGGTGCCCAGGGGTACCAGGGCGCGCAGGGTGTTCAGGGCGCAGGGTCGCAGGGGGCGCAGGGCGACACAGGCGCGCAGGGCGCGGGCTACCTCACCACCAGTTCGACCTCTGTGGACTATTCCGACCTTCCACTCTCTGTGGCCTTCACGGTGGACGCGGGCCTCGCGTACCGTGCGGGCGACCGGGTGCAGGCCATCTACGGCGTGGACCTATCTGGGCCATTGCACTACACCGGCTCAGTCACCTCGTACTCAGGGACCACTTTGACGGTGGCGTATATCAGTCATCGCGGCTCGGGGGTGCAGAACTCCTGGACGATGGGGCTGGTGGGCGCGGATGGGACTCAGGGTGCTACTGGTTCTCAGGGTTCTACTGGTTCGCAAGGCGCTCAGGGGTTCCAGGGCGCAACCGGCGCGGACGGTGCCCAGGGCTTCCAGGGTGACGCGGGGGCGCAGGGCGCGGCTGGAGCCACTGGGTCGCAGGGTGCGCAGGGCTACCAGGGTGCAGGCGGGGCGCAGGGCGCTACTGGGGCTCAGGGTTCGCAAGGGAGCCAGGGCAATCAGGGGACGCAGGGCTACCAGGGGAACCAGGGGTTCCAGGGCGCCCAGGGGACCGCCGGGAGCCAGGGGAATCAGGGTTACCAGGGAGCCCAGGGGAACCAGGGAACACAGGGGAGTCAGGGCACTCAAGGGACCCAGGGCTACCAAGGTGCGTCAGAGATCACCGGCCACATCACCGGGGGCACGAGATACTACAACGGCGGCTATCGGACCATCGGGTCGAACGGGACCATCACTCTCGACACCCTCTACGCCATGCCCTTTTTCGTGGGTCCGTCCACAGGTTTCGACAGAATCTTAATCGTAAATATCGGGGTGGCTTCCTCGAAGATGCGAGTGGGGCTATACACGGACAACAACGGTAGGCCAGATTCGCTCATTTTGGATTCCGGCCAGATCGCAATGGATTCCGGCGGGGACATCACCTATACAATTTCGCAAACGCTTTCAGGCCTCGTTTGGATTGCGGGGGTTGGGCAGTCTGTCGCGCCGAGTGTCCAGAGGGTTGGGGTATCTGCGTATCACCCCTTGATTGGAGTGTTGAGCCCATACGGGTCCGGCGCGATGGGGGTGGCCTATTCCCAAACCGGCGTCAGTGGTGCGATGCCTTCGTCCTGGGGCTCGACCTATACGCCTGTTGCAACCGCCAATGTCGCCCCCCTACTTCTAATGCGGGTGTCCTAATGACTAAAACGCGACTCTCAAAAAATGTACGATGGGAGAATGGCCAGCCTGTTGAGATTGGCCCCGATTATCTCGTTGACATCACCGCCGAATGGGTCGCCGACGACCTCCGCGCCAAGGGCCTAGCCGCCCTCACCGCGAACCAGACCTACCTCGCCCTGGCCAGCCCCAGCACGGCCCAGAACACAGCGCAGGTCAAGCGCCTCACCCGTGAGTGCAGCGCCCTCATCCGCCTCCTACTCGGCGGGGGGCTGAAGCACCTCGCGGAGAACCCCACGCTTCTCGACGACACCGCCACGGACACCTGATGATTATCCTCGTCGCCCCCGCCCCCATTCCCCGCCTAGACCTGCGGATCTTCGTCTACGGCCATGCAGTCGCGTGGTACGCCCCTGGGGCCACGGAGGTCTGGATCACGGACGGAATGGGTAATCCAATCACGCCGGACCTTCCCCCGCGCGGCTGGCTGGCTCTCCCTCCGGGCTCCTACCTGATCCATGCCAGGGGCATCAAGCAGGAAGCCATTGAATACGTGGAGGTCCCGTGAACGAAGTAGCTAAGCCCATTGCCGCCCAAGAGAGCGCCGAAAAGAAGCGCAAGCTGCCCCGCCTGTTGATGGAGGGCACGGAGGCGATGCGGGACGCGGGGACGGAGTACCTTCCGCGCCACCCGCTGGAAGAACTGGACGCCTGGACCTCCCGTAAGAAGGCCTCCGTGCTGACCACGGCCTTCAAGGACGCCATCAACCTCGCGTCCGGCCTGATCTTCCGCAAGCCGGTCCAGGTGGACGCCTCTGAGGATGTGCAGAAGTGGCTCTCTAATGTGGACATGATCGGCCAGGACGCCACGCAGTTCACCCGCACGGCCTTCGAGCATGCGGCCACGGACGGAATCTCCTTCATCGTGGTGGACTTCCCGACCGTCCCCAAGGGCGCGACCCTGAAGATTGAGCGCGACCTGGGCGTCCGCCCCTATTGGGTGCTGGTGCCTGCGGCCCATGTGCTGGGCTGGCGGACGCAGAGCGTCAATGGGCGCGTGGTGCTCACGCAGTTCCGGTACAAGGAGACCGCCACCGTCAACGATGGCATGTTCGGCACGAAGACCATCGAGCGGATCCGGGTCATGGAGCCCGGCATGGTCACCGTCTACATCGATCCCGAGGGCAAGGGCAATTGGGTGATCGATCCCACGGCTGGCGGTGCGTCCACCCTCACGGAGATCCCGGTGGTGCCCATCTACACGGGCCGGACGGGGTTCATGGAGGGCCTGCCGCCCCTGCTGGACCTCGCCTGGAAGAATGTGGAGCACTGGCAGAGCGCCAGCGACCAGCGGCACATCCTGCATGTGGCCCGGGTGCCGCTGCTCTTCGGGTCCGGCTTCGACTCGGACTCCTCCCTGGCCGCCAGCCCCAACTCCGCCATTCTGGGCCCCAGCGGGTCCACCCTGGCCTATGTGGAGCACGGCGGCAAGGCCATCGAGGCAGGGCGGACGGATCTCCTGGACCTGCTGGACCAGATGCAGCGCATGGCCGGGAAGATCCTGAACGAGAAGGTGATGAAGACCGCCACGGAAAGCGGCGTGGAGTCCACCCAGGCGATGTCGCGTATCCAAGCCTGGGCGCTGGGGCTCCAGCATGCTTTGGACCTCGCCATGGAGTTCAGCGGCAAGTGGGCGGGGCGCGATGTGGGCAAGGTGCGCGTCAACACGGACGTGGACACCGCCAAGCCGGACGCCCAGATGCTCACGGAGATTAGAAATGCCACGATTGGCGGCCTTCTCAGCAAGGAGACCTACCTTCAGATCCTCCAGGATGCGGAAGTCCTGCCCAACGGGTTCGATGTTCAGGAGGAGATGGACAGGCTGAGCACCCAGGCGCCGGTGGTCACGGAAGTCCCCCCGAGGGTGCCCAAGCCTGCCCCGGCGGCCTAAGTGTCCGCCCTTCCTGACTACTTCCACGACCGGGCCATCCTGGACGTGATCGAAACCCTGCGGTACGAGGCCGGCCTGTCTGGTCGCGTGGCCGCGCACTACCGGGGGCTCGAACGCGACCTCGTGGCGGCCCTGGCCTTCCTGGAGGGCCATCCGGGCGTGGTCAGTGATCGGATCTTCAAGCTGCTGCTAAAGGAAGCCAAGGCGGCCATCGCGGACCGGACGGGCGCGGCCGCGGATCTCATGGCCGGGGAACTGCGGGCCTTTGCCGCCCTGAAGGTGGACTCGGCCTACAGCCTGCTGAATGGCGCGGTGGGCGTGGGCCTGGCGACCGGCGTGGTCACCCCCGAGCAGCTGGCGGCCATCACCTCTGATCTATTGATCGAGGGCGCGCCGTCTGCGGAGTGGTGGGCGCTCCAGGAGACGGAGATCCTGCAGAAGTTCACCAATGCCGTCCGCGCCGGAATGAGCCAGAACCTGACCCCGGACCAGATCGCCCGGGAGGTCCGGGACCTCATGGGCATCAGCACCCGGAATGCCCAGACGTTGGTGAGAACGTCCGTCCTCTCCGTGAACAACGCGGCCCACCATGCGGTCTTCGAGGCGAACCTCGATCTGGTGAAGGGCATGGCATGGGTGTCCACCTTGGACGCCCGGACGACCCCGATCTGCCAGGCCCTGGACGGGCTGCGGTGGACCTACAGTGCAGAGGGGACGCTGGTCCCGGACGGCCATACCAAGCAGTTCCCCGGGCCCACGGCGCACTGGGGCTGCCGGTCCACCCAGATCCCGGTCCTGCACTCCTGGGAGGATCTGGCGAAGGCTGCCGGCGGGGATTCCGAGGCGGCCAAGGCACTGGACGCCATCCCGGAGGGCACCCGGGCCAGCATGGACGGCCAAGTGAGCCAGTCCCTGACCTACGAGACCTGGCTGAAGGGCAAGGACGAAGCCTTCCAGCGCCAGGTGCTGGGCCCGGCGCGCTACCGGCTCTGGGCGAAGGGCAAGCTGAGCCTGACGGACCTGACGAATCAGGCTGGCCATGAGTTGACGCTGGAGGAACTGGCGGCGCTGATCCGCAGGCGTTCTATGTGACGGCAGAGGTCACACAGCGGGGCTGAGCCTTGGGGCAGGTAGGCGCGAAGCCTATCGCGGCGTGACGCCGCCCCATGGAGCCCCACATGAGCGACGAAATCAAGCCCCCCGAAGCCCCCGCGCCTGGTGAGAAGCCCGCGTCGGAGGATAACTCTGCCCTGAAGAAAGCTCTCGACCAGGAGCGCCAGGCCCGCAAGGACCTGGAACGCCAGATGAAGGCGAAAGAGCAGTCTGAAGCCGAGGCGAAGGCCACCGCCGAGAAAGCGGAGCTGGAGCGCAAGGGCGAATGGGAAAAGCTCAAGGCCACCGTGGAAGCGGAGAAGGCCGCACTCGCGAAGCAGTTGGACGATGCACAGTACAGCTTCAAGCAGCACCTGATCAAAGCCGAAGTGACCGCAGCGATTGCGGCTGCCAAGGGCGACCCGCTGTTGATGAAGCTCGTGGAAGGCGAGTTCGAGGCCGTGGTTAGCCCGGACGGCGCGCACCGCGTGATCACCAAGGGCGGCGACAGCAAGACCCCCGTCATGCACATCGAAGCGCTCAAGAAGGATCCGGCCTATGGCCGCTTCTTCGATGGCGCGGGTGTGAGCGGCGGCGGGGCGCTACCTACGAACGGAAGCGCCAACACGAGAGGCAGCTCGGTGACCCGGGCTGAGTTCGATGCATTCCATCCCGAAAAACAGCGTTCCCACATCAAGTCCGGCGGCTCGGTCGTCGACTAGGAGACACCCAACATGAGCAACACCCTGACCAACCTCATCCCCGTCCTCTACGAGGGCCTGGACATCGTCGCCCGCGAAATGGTGGGTTTCATCCCGGCGGTCGACATCAACGCCAGCGCCCAGAGCGCGGCTCTGAACCAGACGATCCGCGTCCCGGTGACCCCTGCGGCCACCACGGGTGACATCACCCCCGGCCAGTACCCCGTGGACGATGGCGATCAGACCATCTCGTACACGGACATGTCCATCACGAAGTCCAAGTACTCCCCGATCCGCTGGAACGGCGAAGAGATCATGGGCTACGCGCACAACGGCAACTACAAGAAGACCCTGGCGGACCAGTTCGCCCAGAGCGTCC